TGTCGCCGTGACTACGAAAGTTATGTCCGCAAAACGGACTGCTTCTTCGATTCTGCTGGTCGCCCGCAAACGTTCGCGATTCGCGAATATCAAATCCTGCAAACCAGTTTCTTGTACGGGGGCTTGCCCGTCATTTATTGCCTGAACTTTTTTCGGGTCAACATCGCAGACAATGACTTCGAAGCCCCTGCTCGCGAGCGCGGCGGCCATATTTGCGCCAAGCTTGCCCGCCCCTATGATTCCGATCCGTTCAATCATTGACATACTTGAGAGTCTTCAAATTTCTTCAGGTATTGCGCCAGCTTCAAACAATTTTCAATACTATCTCGAAGCATGGCCGCCCCGGTATTACAGTAGTTGCACAAAACCCCGCGAAATTTGGTTCCAATGTGGTCTAGGTGCCAACCCCTCTTACCCGCTGTACGCGACCCGCAGCATTGGCAAGACCCATCAAAATTTGCAAAAGCCAAGGCTGCTTTTTGTTCTTCTTCGGGGTCTAATCCTTTGTAGCGAAGTCTTGATCGCATTTTAGCTTCAAAAGTATTGGCATACCTCTTTTTATAAATTGCCTGCTGCGCCTTTACTTCTGGTTTTTGGGACCGTAGTTTTTCGCATATCCGACAACTGCTAGACCCGTTACAGTCAACACGCACGTTATCCGTTGTTCTCGGGTGCCCTCTCTTACAGTGTGTCGGTTTACGACGCTTTACTTTTGGACTTGTTGAAGTATCCATGCGTACGTGTCTTTCAGCCCTTCGTCCAGAGAAGTTGAGGGTTCCCACCCTAAGACTTCCCTAAGCTTGCTGTTGTCACTATTACGTCCACGAACCCCTTGTGGCTTGGATAAGTCGTAGCGTTTAGAAATGGTTTTTCCCGCGATGCGACTTATTTTATCGACAAGCTGGTTGACCGTAACAAGCTCGTCCGTGCCCAAATTCAAAGGTCCGCGATAATCTGAATCCATTATCCGAACAAGCCCTTCAATACAATTTCGAACATGCATAAAAGAGCGCGTCTGTTCGCCGTCGCCCCAGATTTCAATCGTATCGCCGTCTTCGGCTTGTGCGATTTTCCGGCAGATTGCTGCCGGGGCTTTTTCTTTCCCGCCGTCGTATGTTCCCAGAGGCCCGTAAACATTGTGGAATCTAACGGTCCGAGTATCTAGCCCGAAGTCGTGATTGTAATACTCCACGAGTTGCTCGGCAAAAAGTTTTTCCCAGCCGTACCCAGGTTCGGGATTGGCGGGGTAAGCATCTTCTTCTTTCAGCGGAGTTACGTTCGCTTCGTGCTGCTTGCCCGCAGGATAAACGCAAGCACTCGAAGAATACAAGTACTTCTTTACTTTGTTTACTCGGGCGGTTTCGAGCATGTTCGCGTTGATCAGGATATTGTTGCGGGCAATGCTCGCAAGATTGGACGTGATGTACCCGATCCCGCCCATGTCTGCCGCAAGCTGATAAACTTCGTCTACGTGGTAAGTAGATGCCAGAGCCGAGTTATACTCTCGCAAATCCCAAATATGAAACTGGTCTGCGGGCGACTCTTCGTATTCCGGATATTTCAGGTCTACGCCAATGACGTAATTTCCCTCGGCTTTCAATCTCTTACAGAGATGATGCCCGATGAAGCCGCCTGCCCCCGCCACAGTGATCGTTTTCAAACCGTCGCCTCGCACAGCAAATGCCAGCCCGCTACGCGCTCGAACGCCCGAAACCAAGATTTAGGAATCCAACGGAAGTACCAAACGACTTTGTATTCGTGGCGTTTGTACGCTTCGATGTCGTACGGGAAGATATGGTCAACAGAGATTTTCTGGACCTTAAAGCCATTCCGTTCCAGCATCGCCCGAAGTTCTTTTCGGGAGTATACGTGTGTTATCGGGCATCCTGTTTGAGCCTCCGAATATTTTGCTATCAACTCGCCAAACTTCCAGAATCGCCCGTGCCCATATTTCAGCAGAATCCAGAGCGACTTCCACGAATACTTGTTGTACACCATCAACTTCAAGATACTGCCGGGATGCGTAACGAACCGGATGTTATGTAAAATCTTTTCGGGGTTCGGGCTATGGTGAATCGAACCAAAGGCATAGACTAAATCAAAATCGCAGCCCCAAACAGAAGTCTCGTCAAGCTTCTCCGCATCACCGTGAATAAACACGGGCTTATAAACTTTTGCTAATTCCGCTCTTTTGCGGGCAAGTTGAAGGGAGGCTGCGGATAAGTCTAGCGAGCAAACCCAAGCATCAGCCCGAGCGAAGTTAACGGAATCAATTCCGATTCCGCATCCAATCTCAAGAACTTTCTTGCCAGTCCATTTTCCGTACTCTGCAAAGCCAGGAATATGTGGCTCGGACTTGAACTTTCGGGCTTCGGTCTCGTCCATGAACTGCTTCGAATCTTTGGGAGCTGCCGAGCGACGAACGAAGCAGGGCGATTGATCCCAGAACGCCCGTACCGAATCGATTGTCTGTAGAGTCATAGTCGTGCGTAGATGTCGCCGTAGGTTTTCCCGCCTCGGTAGCCTGGGATATCGTTATAAACACCCATTGCGCTTTGCCACGGGGTAAGCGTGAAAGATTCGCCCAAGGAGTATGAGAATTTATGAAATCCGAGACCCGATAACTGCTCAAGGCAATCCAAAATCGAATCGGAAAACTCTGGATGGAACTCGAACGACAAAGCTTTTACGGGCGACGAAAGCCCGCGCAAGACTTCTGCTTCGTAACCCTCAACGTCGATCTTGATGAAATCGGGTCGCCCGTACATCTGAATCAAATGATCCAAGCTAACCTGAATTACGGGCAGCTCTGCGGTCCATTCAAACCCGCCGAACCGATCAACCCTCGTGGCGGATTCAATCCATTTTCCAGACAATGTTGAGGCGACGGATGAATGCCCGAATTTCAGTTGCCCGAAAACCCCGTCTTCGCCCGCAGCCGCGTGAACAACCGAAAGCCGGGGAATACTCTGAAGCTCGGAAATACAACGCGGGTCGGGTTCAACCGCGACTACTCGGGCTCCGAGATTCAGGAACGCCCGTGAATGGCTTCCGACGTTCGCCCCGATGTCGAACACGAGGTCGCCCGGATTAACAAACTGCTTGTAGAAAAGTTCGAGCATCAGTCTTTGACAAACCAAAAACAACCCGCGCCTTCTTCAATATTCTCGGCTATATTCGATCCCGCGTTCTTAATGAGCTGCTGCGGTTTACCCATCGGAATGTAAGAAAATTCCTTGAGGCGGAGGCCCGAAAACATATCTAGAACATGGCCGCGAGAGTAAATCCTATGGGCGTTGAATACCAATTTCGGGATTCCTACAGGCAAGACTGTGATAAGATTCCCGCCCGTGGCCAGAACCCGCTTTAACTCTCGGGCGGCTTTGATATCGCCATCGGGATCAATTTTATCTTTGTATCGCCCGAGTCCGACGTGCTCCATCGCGTGCATGCACGAAAGGGACGAAACCGAGTCGTCCGAGAACGGAAGTGCCGTCAAATCAGCAACGCCCGAAACCAAATTAGGAAGCGGGATACTCATCGGGCGGATATCGAAAGCCGACAAATTCAGGAAGGCGGAGGCGATGGCAACGAAATACGAACACGATCCGATGTCTATGTGGCTTTTAGGCTTAGTCTCCGCTAATATCCTGGCAGCCCAACCCACATGCAGGAGATATATCTCGTTGTACGTGACATCGGTTTCCGACTCATCAAGGACTGGTACAACTTCGCCCAGCGGCAGCCGTCCATCGTATAATTTTTTGAACTCTTCGAAGCTGTTTTCGAACGCGGCTTGATCCATCAGATTATCGTGCTTGCGAAATCCACACCACTATACCCCCAGCCATCGCCGTTCTTATTTCCGTGGGGTTTAGCATCATCCCAATACGGGCAATGTCTTTGGTCTCTTCCGTGGTCTAAATGATACGAAGGCTCTTCAAAAATGATTTGCTTCAGGCCGTGGGCCGCCGCTAAGTAAACAGTCTCGCCGTCAACCGTAACGCAGTACGTTGTCTCCGGGTGCCCGTGAATCTGGTGCCAATTTTCTCGGGACATGGCAAGGAAATCGCCCGACTTGTTGAAGTGCAAAGGCTCGATATACCCGAGGGGCGGTGGGTATTGAAACTTCCCGTTTGCGTCTGGCTTTACGAACCCCGCGCATCCGTTAGGTCGCCCGTTAACTATTGAGGCTGTTGCGCAGTGAATCTGGAATACACGCCCGTCCCGCGTATCATGATGGTTCGTACGATAGAAACAATCTTCTTTCAAATCCCGCAGTCTATAAACTAACGCAGGGCTATAGATGTTGTCGGGGTTGGCCGACAGGATAAAATGTCCCGTTGCCCGCCTGATACCGATGTTCTTCGCTTGGAACTCCCAGAAACTTACTTTATGCGGGTTGGGTAGGGAGTCCGCCAGATGCTTGGGGGCTTCAATGATCTTGACTGGAATCGATTTCCTTTTCCAGTTCAGAACGTCCTTCATCCTAGGGCGGTCCAAAGGCGGAGCCCACTCGACAATCGTAATGTCGGCGTCTACCCCAATCCTAGGAAACAGATTGAAGATGTTATCCATCCACGCCTGAAACCTTCCTATGAAATCTCCACCATATCCATAATTCGAACCTGCAACGACGATGCTTAAATAACTCACAGTTTAACCCACGTAGGAGGAATTAATTCCGAGCTGTCGTGCGGACTCCCCGTAGAAAACCATTGCGTCGGGACAACAATCAATTTGTCGGGGTTCTGTTGCAGCCACGCCCCCCACCAGGAAAACGAACTGTTGGCGGTAATTCCGTGCTTACAACGGGACATGAGCCACAGGTCTTCATGTTCTTGCCCGCTGTCTGTTTTCTGAACTTCGTTGCCCGGCTGGACTGTGACGCCCGTGGAATTATGATCCACGAAAGTCACGGGATAATTAAAGACCTGAATGTTCTGTTTACACCATTCAACGTCGTCCGAGAAGATGAAGAAATGCGGGTCTTGAACTCTGGTTGAAATAAAACTCGCCGCTCTTTGGTAATACGACTGTGCGAGCGGGCCGTGATTCACTACTCCCCGCTGCGACAGCGTATCCGTTCGCCGGACATGCAGAAATACTGAATTACTATTGTGTATCTGATTTGCGACCGCTAGGGATTTTTCGCTCGGCCACTGCCTGAGCGTGAATTCTTTCCGAATTCTATCTTCAACACCTTCTCGGTATTTATATGCCTGCCAATACCCGATCAGCGTTACATCCTGGTCGTACTTTTTTAGGACTTCCGGGTGATGCCGCAAACTCGGTTCTTGAACACATTGCCCGCGAATAGGCCCGAACTTTATTTCCACATTCCAGTGATCCAAAGCATATGCCCGAGTGTCGCTGTTATTAAACCAGGAGAGATCGAAAAATACTTCGTTTCCGAAGGCTTCTAGCGAGTACCCAAACGCTCGCTGGGCCATTTGGTTTCCGACGCCGCCACACGTCCTGATTGTAACGCTCATCTCTTGGGCCTGCACCGTTTCTTGTGTGTTAACAGAATTTCTTCGTATAACTTATAAAGCACGCCATCTTCGGGCAACCTTACGGGATCAGAACATCTGACGCAGCGAAGCCCGTAAAGCTTCTGGTACAAAAGCAGCGCCGCTTTCCGCCAATCAGTGATCTTGCGGGCAGGCATTAAATCTTGTGGCCCGAACGAATAGAAAATTTCGCCAGCCGATCCAGAAGCCCGTCAACTTGTTCTTCGAGCCTCGTGACTCTTTTTTCGAGAGGGAAGTCCAGGAATTCTTCGGGCAAACCCATCGTCTTTGTCGCGGTCGGCCAATCTACTGGCAAGACGTTGTATTTCTCGGGCTGTTCAGGTTCCGCGAACAAATCCGTTTCCTGAACGTTTTTTACTTTGTGAGGATAGCCCGCAACGTTCGAATCGTATTCGTAGTCAACGGGCGGCAGTCCTCGGCCTTGCAGCGGGGGGCTGTCCGTTTTCTGTATCTCTCGGGCGAGGTCGCCGTATGCCTGTTCAACTTCGTTAAAAACGTTTACTTCTTTCGGGCGAAGCGACTCAAGCGTATTCGAAGCCCGAAGGGGGCTGGGGGTAGGAGCCTTCTGCCCGTCGTTCAAATTTTTAGATTCTTTGTCGAACATTTTTCTTTCCTAGTTCTGGCTGCCCGCCAGCAAAATCCGAATCACCCATTCCAATCTCTGGATCACGGCGTATTCGTAACCTGCGATGCCCGTAATTGCTAGAACGTAAATTACCAAGAGCCAGTTTGCGAGCTTGGTCATTTCTTAGCCTCGGCGGAGAACGCTTTGGCTCGGGCAAGGTCTTCGGGCGAGAAGTTCAACCGATACGCGGAAGCGAACGCTATAGCTTCGTCGTGGTGTTCTTGTTCATCTTCGCCCGAAACAACCGTGATCAGTTTTCCATCGGCGTTGAATACACCCGAACCCGATTGACCCGGAAACGCCTGAAAGTCCAGGAGAATCTCGTCTGGATTTCCCGCCCCGAAAGCAGCCGCCATAGAGCGGTCAACAAGGATGCCCGCAATATACCCACGCTGATAGATATCCTGCCAGTCGCCGGGGTTCCCGAAAGTAAAAACGTCCTCGCCTTGTTCGAATTTGTCTGCGGGCAATATTTCGGCGTAGACCGGAAACGTCACGCCCTTGAGCAAGTAAATCGAGTGATCCTGCTCGTCCCTGATCTTGCCCACGATCTGGACGGGGTTGTCCTCGATCCCTCGGATGTATAAGTCATCGGTCGGAATCTCGCAGTGCGCTGCCGTCAGAAGTGCGTGGGGCCCGACCGCCGTGGCCGAACAGAACCCGCCGCCCGAGACCGCCTTCTGTCCGATCTGATAACTGGCTTTATGAGCCTTGTCTACTGCGGGCGAAAGCCCGAATACGGGCAATGATAAAACAAGAACTACGATCAGCAGGAACTTCTTCACGGGCGTCCGTTCTTTGTCCAGCGCATCATTAAAGTCGCCCGCTAATGCGGCCCGCTGTTCGACTGATTAAAAATTTGCCCTAGCTGCCAAAGCAGCTTCAACAGGGTGCGGGCCACACCGACCATGCTTACGCTCACATCTAGGTCGGAGACGCTTGCAAGACCTTGATACAAAACTTTCGGGGGTCTGCATCTTTTCAGACCGGGGCTGTTAGCCCGCAAGACCCCCTACTGGCCCGTGATTTACGGGCTACGGTGAGCATTCATTAACTTGAGACCTTACTTTACTTCAGGAGTCGAGCCGCTCTCACCCTGCGTGAACTTCTAAGAACTCTTTTGCTTTCTGTGCGGGCGACCTTTCAGGTTCTTCCCGCTTGTGCATCCATGTTTCAAAGTCCAAGGGCGCTTGCCCGATAATACCGCAAAACTTTGCGTAGGACTCGTAGACTGCCGGATAGCTAGTATCCATTATTCGGATTCCTCGGGCAAAAGCGCGTCTGCGTTCTTTTCTTGGTCTTCGTGACCATATATGAGCCACCTCCTCCGTCCGCGATTCATACCTAAACCGTGGTCGTGCAAGACGTTATCCCAGTACTCCGTGTCTTCCTTAGATGGCTTTTCGAGCACGCTACTCTCTCATATATGATTCTTTGTCTGTAAGTTGTTGATTCTACGTTGAGGCTATCCGTTTTCCGTACACGGGCCGTCTGTAAACCCTACAGCTTGCCCGTCAAACAAGACCCATACTTCGCCCGCTAATAAGTTCACTTCTTCTCCTCGGGCTTCTGGACCTTGACCACGCCCGGAACCTGACCTACGGGCGCGTTCGGCGGAGCCTGGATCAGCAAGGCCTGCGTCGCCTGAATCTGGATCACGATATGCGGCGGCAAGGTCGTGCCTGCGGGCTTCCCGTCGCCCGTAATAATCCCTTGGGCAATCGCCCCGTCATCGATCTTCCCAATGACGCCGATTACGTGGTCGAGCGAGACGACAACGGTATCGCCCGATTCAAGTGTATTCCCAATCAAATCAACAACTTTCATTACCCCTCCTGTTCATTTTCCGTATCAGTCCTTCAGATCGTACCATCTGTTCCTCGGAGCTTTCCACGATTCGCCCGATTCCCACCTTCGCAGGGAATTGTTATTTCGCCTGTGAAGCCCCTGTTCCAAGCGGGTCATCCAAAACACATTGCCCGGTTCGTAGTTCCCTCGATCCAGAACTCTCCCCAGAGTTGTCCCCTTCGGACGAGGCCCCATGTCTGACAGGAACATACGGAAGTCCGACCAATAGTCGCAAACTGAGACCCCCTTGCCGCCATAATTCTTGTAGTTGTAGTTCTGTGGATTGTAGCACCGCACCATCATCCTGCGCCACGACACGTACGTCGGACTCTTGCACCCGCCCCGAATTACATTCCGTAGGCTATCGCCGTGCCGTCCTGTTCCATGAATCCCCACGGAACCCATAGTAACAAACTTAGGGACGGTTTGTCAATAGCGTGCATTTCGTGGCCCGTAAGAGGCGGATAAGGGACTTTTAAGGACGGGGAGCAAAGCCCGGCCCCGTGTTGGAAAGATAGGTACTTAGCTACCCAAGCCTAGGCCGCGAGTGAACAGGGGTGGTGGGGTTGACCGCCCCACGGCAAGCCCAAGATAACAATCCTTTTACCTCCAGGACCGCGAAAGTGGAACACGCCAAACTCTGCCCACGATCTTGCTCGGTTCTGGGGTGTACTCGGGCGTTCATTCCGTTCAAGCTGCTGATTCTGCGCGGGTTAGTGGATTCGATAGGATGGTCTGTTGAGCTGCGAACTCAATAGACTTCGGTCGGTGGGAAGGCTTGGCCGCTAATCGGTCCAAGTGGGAAAAGTAATTCGAGCGTAGTGTTACAGCTTGTAACGTTACATATTGTCGCGGGCAAGTGTTGGGTCTGCCTGATAATCTTTCCGTGAGAATCCGCATTTGCAAATATGGTCGGGATCGTCGTTCCGCCACATACAGACTTCCTGAAAAGCTCAAATAACCTATCCCGAACCTGTGCCGTCCGTTTCGGTAGTGATTACACTTAGGGTATTTCTTTCGTCTTGGCTTGTTTACGGGCTTCGGGCTATCCATTATCTGTATTCTTTCGGGCAAGAAATCGGTTATTCGCCGTAGTGCTCGCCGAGGTGGTCCTTGGGCAGGATACAAATGCTTTTCCGCTCATGGATACTAAACCTGAGCCCGCAAATATCCCTTACCAGGAAATCTGTTTCGTATATCTCGTATGGATTCGCTCTTAGGTTATCGGTTGCTGTGTTGTTTTCGGGCTTCGATGTCATTCTGGCGTCCTAGTCTGTACGGAAAATGAATTACGGGCAAGATACGACTCACGGGCTTCGGTCCACAGCCGATCTATCTCGGCGAGCTGGCTTGATGTCCATTCATCGTATTCGGTCGTAAACCTGCCATTCGGCCAATAGATGATTGTCGGCAGACTAACGCTATACACGTCGCATTTCGCCCGCACAAAAGGCTTTGCAAGCTGATACAGGTCTAATTGCATCTCTCTGAGCTCTTTGATTGTCTTCGGGCGAGGATGTAAGTTATTCATTTTCTGTACTGTCTAAGCTATTGATTACGGGCAAGTTATTGTAATTCATCCCATACCGCTTTCAATTGCATTGCTAACTGCCCATGTTTGTCCGCGTAGTAGTTCGTTATCGCCCGCGCATCTCGAATAGTTCGAGCAGTGTCAAGATCAGGTAGATATTCTCTACGGGCGATTTTGGCAGCCAATTCCAATAACCGGAGTCTAGCGGGCTTCAATTCGGGCATAATCCTCTTTCCGTACTACGGGAAAAATGCCCGCAGATTCACTAGGTCTGCGGGCTATCGGGTTTATCACTGCAAAGTCAATTACTTACGGGCTTTCCTCAAATTCGCGGCTGCTACTCGCTTACGGGCGTCCGCTAGAATGTTTTGTGCTTCGGCTGTAAATTCGGGCAACGTCTGAAGATAGCCCACAGCGTTATTCAACCGTTCCATTGCCCTGTAGGGCGTATCGGTCGTTAGTTCATTTTCCGTATAGCCCGAAGACACAAACGATTGCCCGTAAAACCAGCCCGCTGCACTGATTCCTTTTGGTTTGCGAGCCATTATCCAATTACCTCGTATTCAGCAGTCATATAGCGCGGATCAGACGTTCCGCAATTGCGGGCAACGTTGCGGAAATAGATAGAGCGTTTCTCTACGCTTTCCGCAAGATATTGCTCGCCCGTATGCAGATAGCTTCCGTTTGGCACGACCGTGAATACTACCGTTTGCCCTTGTTTGATGTCTGCTAGTGTGCGTTTCATACCTATATCCTTGCAACCATCGTGCCAAACGTAAATCCTTTGTTTTCTTCGGGCTTCCGTGTACAGATAACGGATTCTGCCCTTATTTGCCCGTAGACTTGACAGTTTTTGTCACGCCCGCAATCGGCTTTATTTCAACAAATTTTTCCTCCGCTATTTTGAAGACCCTGCGGGCAATCGCTAACTGCGTGTTATCCAGACGATACCCGCAACTTACCGAGTCCGCGATTTCACGGGCGAGTTTTATTGCCCGGCCCAAAGTTACGGATTCTGGCTTTATCGCTTGAGCCGCCTCAGATGCGTTCATTTTCCCTTCCCATAATTCTTGATCCAATCCGGATCATAGTCTTTGTCCGTTATCTGGAGTTTTTCACTCCAGGTTTTGTTTACGGGCGTCCGATGCCCGAAGGCTACGATCAAGAAGCATAGAATCAGGAACATTCCGGTAGTCATTTTGTCTCCATTCGGGCAAGCTCGGCTTGAATCGCCGTTCTCTTGGCTTGGATTTCCCGTTGAATCGGACTGCTCGGAAACGCCCGCAAAGCCAAGATCGTAAGCTTCGATTCCTTGCTCCTAAGTTGCTCGATTGTCTCTTCGGGCAACGCGTATACGGTTTTGGTTGTCAATCTCATGCCCTTACTATAGCACCTAGCTCGCCAAAGTCAACAGGTTTCTTGTCCGTTTTCCGTATTTTTCTATCTTGTTGATTCGCGGGCAAATAGAGTATAACTTTCCGCTTGACTTATTACGGGCTTCGGACTAGACTTCGATCATGGTTGCCCGAATAGCAAAATCTGTCAAGTTTTATGACATAAAAACGCATTTGGTCAGTTTCGGGCAATCGGTCGGAATCTGGATAGCTTGTAACCTATTCAAAACATGGTTCGTGATAGCCCGTATGCTTTGGCCCTGATCTTGCAAGATACATTGCATAGCCCGCAAGGGCGGAAAGAGGCCGAACATGACTACAGCAAATAAAGCGAATTCGGGCGAAGATGATACGATGCCCGTGATTATCCTGAATAGCAACAAATTGCCCGATGGATTTGGTATTCCGTATTTTGCGGGCAATGGTGAGAGCGAATCAGAACACGAAAGGCGGACACGGTAATGGCGAAAATCTTCAGACCACGCGGAATCGAAGAAGACGGGCTCAAATATTATCAGGAGCAAGGCAGGCACGGAGATTACTTGTCCGTTGATCCCCAATCAGCCGGATATTATCGATATGACACGCTAGAGGCCCGCGCTACTGCCATATCGGGCGTTGTGTCTAGTGTTTGTACCACAAGTGTTGATTTGAATTTTCTCAGAACCAAGTGTCATCGTGTACGGAAAGCGGATATTCCCGCTAATTGGCTAGAAAGATTGTAATCGCCCGATAACTCGCGGGTATCCTAGTACGGAAAACGGAGGAAGAATATGATGATTTGTAGCATGTTGCAGCACGATGATTCAAAGGAAGATAAATTCCGACATGCCGTGCTTGACGCGCTGGATCATGCGGCCTATTTGTGCGGTATGCCGAGCGGGTGGACTGATCAAGACTTGCCCGAGTTGTTTCGGGCGATTGACAGCCATCGGGAACGTTTGGAAGCCCGAAAGTAACTATTACGCCCATAACTTGCCCGTAGACTCGGGCTTCGGTAGTCTGAAACTCGGAGGGATTATGTCAATGGGATGGGAAACGGATGATTCAAAATACGTAACAGACGCCTTGCGCGAATGGAATTTCAGGCAGCCCGCGCATACCAAGCCCGCTGATAATTTCGGGCAAGTCTCAGCTAGCGGGCAATCCTGGATTCTAATGCGGGCAGCGGAGTTAAAACGATGCAGCCAATTCTAGACTTCTGGTATTGGATTGAGGATACGAGTCTGATTCTATTCGGGCTTTGGTTGTTGTTTGCGGGCTTGGATTGGCTGTTTGACGAGAAATGTCAACAATTACGGGCAGAATACGGAAAACGGACTGCCGGACGCCCGTAGAATCAATAACTTACGTTTGGCAAGGTTCGTGCAAGGATGTAAGTGTAACACAAATCACAGGAGGGAAAGTACGCCATGACTAAGAGCATGAAACGCATCCACAAAGTAACTCTGAAACGAATGGTTGACGAAGACGCCGATACGAGCTATTTGGATCAGCCGGAATTTCATGTCCGCCGCTATGAGTACGACCAAGATAAATTCTGCTTTATCGGGATTCGGGCAGAAGCGGAAGTCTCGCTCTGTCGGGAATCCGTTACTGATGCCTGCTGGACAGTCCAAACCATAACTTCGGGCGGATTATGGGCAATTGAATCCGATAGCTCGCCCGACTACCTGAAGGAAATCGAAGACGAGCAGCTGTCAGAACTCCGTGAGCAGTTAAAGGCTATCGGCTTTAGCTCGCGGGCGATTAGTGCGGCATTCAAGACGATTGAACGGGCGGAAGAATAGCCCGCAAACCAGTACGGAAAACGGATTACGGGCGATTGCCCGAAGGAGAAGAGGCCATGAAAGCAAAACAAGAGAAAGATTTCCAAACGCAAGCAAACGAATACGCAAATTCAGCAATTGAGAATCTGCGGGAACTTCTCGGACAATGTACGGACGAAGACGATTCGCCCGTGCAGGAAGACCCGTTGTCAGTTGAGGTTCGCTCGGGCTGGTACGGTGTAATGGGCGGATCAAGCTCGGGCCAAAAGCCCGCAGAGTTCTGCATTCTGCTTGGCACAGGTGGGCCAGCAGCCCGCATCATTGGCGATCTTGACGAATACGGGCAGCCCGAACGCCCGCGTTTTGAGTATCAGGATTGGGGCAAACCCTGGACGGAAGCCCGCACGACGCCCGAACAAGACGAAACCATGCTTGAGTATGCCCGTCATTTCTACTTCGGAGAATAACATGCGAAAAGCGATCTTGCTCATTCTCACGCTAGTTATCCTGGTTAACCTTGGGTTTGCTTCGGGCGTCCGGCATTCTGCCCGCAAGCCCGTAAACATCAAACCTCTGGTTCGGAGTACGAATCGGGTTATTAAGATCGCTCGGAGGAAACATGCCTAAACGCAAGTTTCGGCGGGATTGGAAGATCGAAGGAACCCGATACGCGAATCAGCTCTGGCACTGCCCAGAATATCGGTATTGGGACGAACGGGACGCGAGCAAGCAGGAATTAGCAGGCTTGGCTGCCCGCGTGTACCGTACCCGAATCGAAAACGCATATCAAGATTTGCGGAGTCACCCACGAAGTAAGAAGGCCGTAGAACGGATTCGGGATAACGCCCGCGCTCTTGGCTCTATCGGGCTCTGGTTGCTCGAAAATCAAATCTAACAAACCTGCCCGTAGACACGGGCGATAGGAGGAAAGCTTGAGCGGATATAACCTGCTATCGGAAACACGCCCGATAGCCCGCAAAGACCATAAATGTATCTGGTGCGGGCAGAAGATCGCCAAAGGCGAGCAGTATATTGCCGAGCGATCCACCTACGACGGCGAGATGCAAAACCATCATTGGCACTCGGAATGTTTAGCCGATTGCCGCACAGTGAACGCAAATGAGGGTACGTGGGAGTTTAGTCCGTATGAGAACGAACGCCCGCAGATGGCTTAGTAATCTCGCCTATTGCCCGCATCCATCGCCCGAAGATCAGAGCGAAGACGACGGACAAGACGAGCCAGATGCCCGCAAACTCGAGGAGTAGAATAAGCACGTCAGTAGCCTCCCGTTTGAATTTACCTACGGGCAGAGTATGGCACTAACGGGCGAGAATTGTCAAGCCCGAAATACGGAAAACGGAGGAAAGTATGGAGCCAAAGCAGGACCGATTACGAGTAGTCGTGCATCTTCGCTCGGGCAGAACCCTAGATGTTTGGGTGCCCAAGTCTGAAACCATCAAACCCATTAACCTAACAGACGATACTGCGTGGACGCTGGCCGCAAGACGGATGTTCGCGTCCGATACGGCCAAGTACATCGTGCTCGGCAGTCAGATTGAGTATTTCGAAGTTCTGTAAACGGAGGAAAGATGTCTTTGTACCCTTTCTCAGATGGATCAGCGGAGTATCCCGACAAACCATTACTCTCTGAGCAAGCCCGAATAGCAGAGCAGACGCCCGTAAGCTGTTCCCAGTGCCTTGATACGGGCTTTGTACATACGGGGTTTGAAATCAAGGCTTGCCCGCTCTGCTCGCCCGAACCTACGTTCTGCATTGACTGCGGGCAGCCTACGACGCCCGGTAAGGGCTCGGCTCGCTGTCCTGGGTGTTGGTCTGACAGGTGCGGGCAATGATTCGCCCGCTTGCCGATGTCGAGAAGGAATTGATCCTGGCGGCCTGCTCGGAAACGCGGGATTGCTCGCGGGCAGCCCGTGAGTTAGGAATCGGGCAAACGACGCTATACAGAAAGCTCCGAGAGTATGGCGAGCCTCCGGCACAATTCAGGCCGCCGAAGCCCGTGATTCCCAGATGTCCGGCTTGTCAGACTAGGATTCCGTATCCACTTGCCCGACAGAAGATGTACGGGCACCTGATTCGGCATGGTTGGATGCCCGAAGATGCGCGGAAGACTGCGGGCGAAATTCCAGTACAGAAAACGGACTGAGAGTAACTATTACTTGTGGTTACTAAGGTACTGCGTGGAATTCCGCAGTGTAAAAAATACACGATTTAGATTTTGGTCAGAAAATCTTTAGGGGAGTTATACCGAGCGATTTCAAGAACGAATCGGGAAGAGATTCTCCCCTGAAAAGGAGATTGTCTCCTCCCCGGCGGGGAGTATTAAAATTTCATTTTCTTCTTGACAATCGGGTCTTATTCGGGCAAAATGTAAAGAGTTGATATGAAAGAAATACCTCTAACTCGCGGATATGTTGCATTCGTTAGCGATGCGGATTACGAACGGGTTTCTCAGCGCAAGTGGCAAGCGCAAGTATCCAAGAAACAGAAGCAAGTGTACGCGCAAGCAACCATCAAGGATCAGAAGGTTCTGTTACATCGTTTTATACTCGGCATAACCGACCCTCTTGTTTTTGTGGATCACCGAGACGGGAACGGGCTGAACTGTCAAAGAGATAACCTACGCCCGTGCAATAATGGGCAGAATGTAAGCAATCAGCCTAAAAGGGTTGGAACCGCTGGCAAATATAAGGGCGTATACAGCCACTACGGTAAGTGGCAGGCGCAAATCAGCTATCGTATGAAAATACGTTCGCTAGGAACTTTCAAGAACGAAGAAGATGCGGCGCGGGCTTATGATGCCGCCGCTCGGTCACATTACGGGGAGTTTGCCCGTTGTAACTTCCCACTTGCGGAGGAATTGTGACGGATATCATCGGTCAAACTCTGGTTCTAGGAATCCTGGCTCTGGTAGTTTTCGGGCTAGTGGTTTTAGCGGGCGTCTGGGTCGTGAACGAAGTCTTGGAAGGGTTGTTCTAGGAGGAAATATGTGTCTTGATGTTTTAACCAAGCGATACAAAAAGCCGAGCACGAAAGAAGTCGTCGGCTACAAAATGTTCGAGTACGCAGGCGATAAAATCCACTTTCCGTATTACGGGCTGCATGGCCGGAAAGAAGTTCCTCGCGGGCGCTGGCTGGAATCTTCCTACGAAAAGATTCGATTTGACTGGGTCGGGCCGGCGAGCGACGTTAATTGCTATCCTTCGGGCTTCCACGTATTCGCAAAGAAATCTGACGCAATCGCCCGAGCGTGTAGCTATAGAAAAGTCGTGAAAGTGCGGCTGCGCGGGATTGTGGCAAAAGGCAAAGAAAACGGGCGGGGCGTTATTGTTGCCCGAGAAATGTTTGTCCCAAAGCTGCGGAAAACCAAATGACCCGAGGCGAACTCAAATTCGGCGGCAACACCGTAAAGGTGTGGCTGGAGATTGAAGACGGAGAGATTCGGGCGTCCAGCGTTCGCCCGAAGGAGTCAATCCGTTTTCAGGACTTCGCGGACAAGTATAAATCAGAAGTCGTAAGCCAGATGAAGCCCGCGAGCCAAGCGTCGATTAAATCCGTGCTCGGGGTTCTTGTCGGGCATTTCGGTGCCCGCAAGCTCGGCGAGATAGGAACCGAAGATATTCAGAGGTTTATTACGGGCCGCGCTGGAAGCCCGAAGACGATCAAAAACCAGATCGGAATATTTCGGATGGCTTGGAACAAGGCTCGGGCTTGGGGCTACGTGAAAACGAATCCGTTTGAGTTCTTGAGCATGCCGCGAAGCCCGCTAACCGAGGCTCGTTGCTTGTCTGTCGAAGAGGTTCGGGCGATTGTCCAGAAAACGGACGGCGAGTTCCGAGCGATGCTCGCGATTCTGGCGGAAACCGGAATGCGCGGCGGGGAGCTTTGCGGGCTTGCCCGCGAAGACGTGGATTTGGACGCCCGTATAATCCGAATCAGACGCTCGGCATTCCAAGGCAAACTTCAGACGCCGAAGACGGGGAACGCGGTTCGGGCAATTCGTATTAGCGGGCAACTTGCCCGAGAATTGAGAGGTTACTTATGTGGAGCGAATTCGATCAACAAGTCTGCGTCTGTGGGCACATGCGTCGATGCCACTACGAGGAGCCTCCCTACGAATGCGGGCATTGGGATGGGAAACATCTTGACTGCGACTGTCCTGGATTTACTCTTCCCGTACAAAGGAAACCCGTGGAATAACGGGGAGATTGTCCGCAGACTTAAGCCCGTGTTGGGTACGGGCGTCGGCTTGCACGCTTTCCGGCACGCGAATATCAGTCTTATGGCGTCGCTCGGAGTTCCTTTGCATATCCAGAAGGAAAGAATCGGGCATAGCTCGGGCGATATCACGGCCCGTTACACGCATTCATCGCCCGAAGATCACAGGAAGTACGCAGAGATTATCGGGCAAGCTTTGGGAGTTTGTACGGAAAACGTATTATCGCGGGCGATGGGGGCGGATTGAAGCCCCTAACCGATACCGAATTGTACGCCATTGATTATTTGTACGGCGTCGGGACCGAAGACTACGAGATGGAATGTCGCTCGCTAGGTTGGGTGAAGACGCGGTATTCACAGAAGTGTGTTAGCATCCTGCATAAAGGTATGCAAACGCAGCCCGCAGGATCGCGCATGGTTGCTGAACGAGCTAAAGTCGAAGGTAAGTTCGGCACCTGTTATACATGTGAAGATTGCGTCAGAAAATCCATCAAAGAGATGGAGCACTAATGCGTAACCCGTGTACTGCCTTCGTGAAGAACCGGAAGTTACGGGCAAGAGTTGCCTGCGGGCGTTCGGGAAGGGTCTGCATAGTTAGCGGGCAATCGTATGAAGTTCGGTTGGTGCTTTGCGGGCGACATAGAAAAGTCGAGAATCGCAGATTTCAAGTCGTTGTACAGAAAACGGATCGACCGTTGGAACTTAGCAAGACGCGGCTGACGGAGATTACGGGCTTTCAGTGCAATCCGTATTTCTTGGATTTGGCGGACCTAAAAAAGACAAAAGGAAAAAAAAGGTTTGGTCGGAATCGGGGCTGTGCCCGCTGGAGTTCGACAGGCTTTCCCAAGAGGAATCAAAGTTCAGTTCACGCCGTCCAAGTATGAAATCGGCTGCCGGACTTTCTCGCCCGAAACTTTCAAGAAGATTCTCAAGGTTGCGGGCGTCAAGCTTGTACGGAAGCCCGCGAAGAAGGGGAAGAAGGGGAAGAAGGGGAAGAAATGATAGAGTCTCTGTTAGCGGGCGTTTGCGTCATAATCATAGCGGGCGGGTTCATTTGGATCGGATTTATATGGGAGGATTCCGATGACGATATTTGGTGGCATTGATGCTTAAAATCCGTTGCAAGAAACATCCACGATTCTCGGGCGTCCAAAGCCCGAAAGCAAGCTGCGAAGCCTGCATATATCTCTGGGAAGTCAGGAACAAGGCTTTCGAGCGACGGCTGGAAGTCGTAGAACCGATACGGAAAACGGATCAGAAAGAGGAGAGTCAATGAATCTCGCAGAAGCGTACCAAGAAACTTTCGGGCAACTAACGCCCGAACCGTCGCCCGTAAAAATAAGTGCCAAAAGGTGCGCCGAGCATCCCGACTGTCGCTTAGTATCCTACCCTCGCAACGAAGGGGAAGGCCCCGAATTTTTAAAGTGCCCTTGGAAATTTTGTTCATTTGGCGTATAATCAGAAAATGGTCGGGCGTCCTTTTCCTCTACTTCACGGGCAATCTGGTAAGCGCCTAACGCCCGAATACGCTGCTTGGAAACGCGCCCGCAATCGGTGCAATAATCCTAACCACCCTGCCTATCCGAATTATGGCGGGCGCGGCATTAAGTTTCTATTCGCGAGTTTTGAAGAATGGCTTAAAGAACTAGGAAAACGCCCGCCTGATAAATATTCTGTCGGTCGAATCAATAACGATGGGCATTATGAGAAGGGCAACGTTCGTTGGGAAGATATCATAGAACAGAATAGAAACCGACGCCCGTTCAAACTGTCTGACGATGACGTACGCGAGATACGTCGCCTTTGCGTGGGCGGTGCTAGCCAAAAAGAAGTTGCCATCCGATTCAAAGTAAAATCCAACACGGTGAATCAGATAGTTCATCGGGTCACGCGAGGCAACGTGTTGTGACCCAAATAACTGTAGATTTTGAAACACGCAGCGAGATTTCCCTGCCCGAGTTTGGCCTTGACAACTACGTCAAGCATAAATCGACTATCCCCTTGATGTTAAGCTGGGCACTCGATGACAACCCATTCCAGTTATGGCAAAAGCATCTAGAGGGCAAATTCTGTTCAGAACTACAAGATGCCTTAACCGACCCGCATGTGAAGAAGGTTGCGTTTAACTCCTCCTTTGAGCGGGCTGTTTTGGCCGAACTATGCGGCATTGAGACGCCTTTTGACTCATGGTTGGATGCGCTCATTTGGGCGAGACATTTGAGTGTCACAGGAGACTTATATACCGTAGGCAAGGTGTTCGGACTGCCCCAAGATGAGCTAAAAATAAAAGACGGAGACCGCCTGATAAAGTTATTTTGTGGGCCAGGAGTAGCGGCTCACGAAACACCGTTGTTCGGGCAAATGCCTGCTTTCTTCCATGATTGGGATTCCGATCCGGAAGATTGGGAATTATTCGGGCAATATTGTATCGGTGACGGCGTTTCCGAAAGAAGCCTGCTGAAACGAATGCAAGCCTTTCCATTGCCCGAAATGGAGCAACGCGGCTGGTGCCTGGATCAGAAGATCAACGCCCGTGGACTTCCGATGGACATGGAGTTGGTTGCGGGCAGCAAGGATGTTGCCGAACTCGTCAAGGCCGATCTCTGGGCGGAACTCAAAGCACTTACGGGCGTCGAGAACCCGAACAGCGGCCCACAAATGCTGGCGTGGCTCGAAACTCAAGGCTACACTTTCTCGGGCATCGGAAAGCCGTTCGTCAACCGCGCTCTTGCGGGCGAATGCGATCTAACGCCCGAAGCAATCAAGGCTTTGAATCTTCGCAAACAATCGTCCAAGACTTCGGACGCCAAGCTCCAGAAGATCGTGAATTCTGTTTCGGGCGACGGGCGGCTCAGGCACCAATTCCTGTTCATGGGTGCTCCGAGAACCGGGCGATGGTCGGGCGGCGGTGGAGAAGTCAAGAACGTTCAGATGCAGAACCTTCCCCGCCCGACAAAAGAAGTCTCAAAGAATCTTGATCTCGCAATCAACCTGCTCAAGAATCGAGATTATACGGGCATCGCAATGGAATTCTCTAGCCCGATGGACGTTGTGACAAGCACTTTACGGTCAACGATTAAAGCTAGTCCGGGCAAGAAGCTGCTTGTCTGCGATCTGAACGCGGTTGAGTTTCGGGCGCTCGGCTGGATCACCCGCTGCGAAAGCATTGAATCCGTTTTCCGGACAGGCCGCGACCCGTACAAGGATTTCGCTGTTGACTTGTTTGGCGTCCCGTACGAGGAAGTTACCAAGCAGCAGCGACAGGATGCTAAACCGGGCGTCCTTGGCGGCGGGTATCAACTTTCGGGCGGCGAGGAAATGATCAACGAGGCGGGCGACAAGATTTTCACGGGCTTGATGGGCTACGCCCGAAGCCTGCAAATCGAACTCGACCACGATCTGGCCCACGATTCGATTGCCCGATTCAGAGAGAAATATTGGGAAGTCACGGAAGCTTGGAAGGAAATTGAATCTCGGGCGCTGGAGGCTGTCAGGAATCCCGGAACGCCCGTCGCGTACAACGATTTTGCCTTCGAATGCTTTGGCACAAAACTCTTGCGATTGATGCTTCCTTCAGGTCGCGGGCTGCATTACATTCGCCCGAAGATCGAAATTGACGAGAAGTTCAACAAGCCCGGAATCACGTACGAGGGTCGCCTGCAATCCAAGAAAGCCATTGGCCGGATCAAGAATTATGGGGGCAAGTGGGTGGAAAATATGTGTCAGGCGTTCTCCCGCGATCTCTTGCTCCACGGGATGTTTGAAGCGGACAAGATTGGGTTGCCAATTGTTGGCTCGACACATGACGAATTAATATGCGAGACTGATCCAGAATCAAAGCTCGAAGATTTGCGGGCGTGCATGATCAAAACGCCCGCTTGGGCTCCAGGATTAGTATTAGACGCGGAGGGTTATGAAACGACAGGACCGTACAGAAAGGATTAGCTTGACATTCGGGCTTCGCCCGTGATACGGTTAATGAACTAGGAAGTTACACGGGCGGCCTGATCGACGGCCTCTTTCGGGTCGCCCGTAATTTGGAGGAATATGAAACCTTTTAATTTGCAAGAAGCTTTAGCGGGCAAGCCCGTGGTTACCCGAGATGGGCGTTCTGTTACGGATTTCCACGTTTTCCCGACTGCCGAATACCAGAAAGTTTACGCCGTTGTCGGGGGCGACAGAGTGACCGGGTTCTCCGAAAAAGGCACCTACTACAACAACGGAATAACAAATGGCCGCGATCTCTTCATGGTCTCCGAGAAGAAAGAAGGCTGGGTGAATGTTTGGGGCGAGACCAGAATTCCCGCATATCGCAAGCGAGGGTATAAAATTTTTGCCACCAAACAAGAAGCGGAAGAATCGGCTCGGGCCTATCCTTACGGCGATCCGTACTTCGGCACTGCCCGCCTCGAATGGGAAGAGTAGTTGACATCCTGCCCGAAAGTTTGGTAGACTGTTTTCGGGCGTCGGGCGTCGGGCTCGCGCATTATCGTCCGCTCGCCTAGATTTTCCGTACAAGGAGTTATATGGAAATCGATCTGAAGAAATTTGACGTTGAAAAATTTGATTCAATCTTAGCTCGCGGGCTTTCGACAGGATTAGGAAAACGCGGAGAACAAGTCTGCATTGAAGCTGCTATCTGCGAAACCTTGGGACTGGAGCACAGCGACGACCCGGAATGTGTAAGCGCAGCGGTTCGTTCGTTCAAAATCAGGTTGAATGACTCTCGCTGGTCCTCTCCAATTGCCCGAGCCAACGGATTGCGTGATCTGGGCTTGGCACAACTCGGGTCGCTCGGGATAGTTAACGATAAAGAGTTCGCTAAACGGTTGGCCGAAAAAACCATCCGAATTTTGGTTCCGGCCTTGATTCGCGATTTGTTCCCAAACGATCCAAAATTGCTTGAAGCGGCGGATAGGTGCGAAAAAGAAGGAAATGAATCCGCCGCCAACGCCGCCTACGCCGCCTACGCCGCCTACGCCGCCA